CTCTGTAACAGGGGCAATTTCCAAAGCATATTTAGGGAATAACACAGCCCTAGGTAAATTAGGTGTAGGTATCTCAAAGGCTGATCTAAAGGCTAAGTCCTTTGATGAGGTAATGAATCAACTCTCCACGACTTTTGCCGGGGCTGCTACTGCCTCCGCTAATACCTTTCAAGGTTCGATGGACAAGTTATCTGTTGCATCTGCCAACGTTCAAGAAATCATCGGTACAGGCATCATAGATGCACTCAAGGGTTTGAGCGATGACACTACAGTCGATGATCTTGCAGCTGGCATGGAGGACTTTGCTCTCTTTACTGCCGATGCAATTAGAGGCGTAGGCGTATTACTAGAAGCCTTAAAGAGCATCCCAGCAGCAGTTAATTTGCCCGGACTTAAGTTTGCTATGCAAGCAACTGGCTTAGGCATCTTAAGCAAGATCGGTGCGGCTGAAAGAAAAAAGCAAGAAGCAGCAGCAGCTCGCGCTATGAATGGGCTTGCTCACTTAGCCGAGTTAGAATCTAGTTATGCGATCATCACTCTTAAAACTACCAAGAAGATAACAGCAGAAGAATTAAAGCAACTTAAAGCCAAGCAGTTAAAGGCAGCCATTGACAAGGCTAACCTAGCCCTTGGCAAGGGATCTAATGTCTTTGACATGGAAAAGATCCAGTTAGCCGCAGCTGAAAAGAGTGCAGCCGAGCAACTAGGCAAAGTTACTAATAAAGCACAACTGCTACAGATTACTAATGACCTTGCTCGCCTAGAGGTTAAGCAGTCTATTCTGGATTTAGAAGAAGCAATAGCCTCCAAGGATGTTGCAGCCATAACTAATGCAACGGCTAAACTCAATGCAGACCTTGGAGTGCTTGGTGCTCTTACTGGTCAAAGCCTTAAATTAACTGAGATTAAAGGCATCCTTGATGCGATACTTCCCAAGGATCTAATTAACCTAGCCAACCTTGATGCTGCTATTGCAAAGTTAAAGATGATTGCTGGAGGTGGAACTGGCGGTGGCGTCAGTGCTGCTGGCGGTGGTGCTGGAGCAGGCACAGGAACAGGCACTCCTTCACTCCTTGATGCACTAGCTGCTGGCAGTTTTGTTCCTATAGTCGGTGGTGGAGGCTATTCATCTACAGCAGGCAACTATGCTTCTAGCGGCTTTCCAGGGTCTGCTATGGGTGGTGGCGGTAACACAATTATTGTGAACACTGGTATTGGTGATCCAAATGCTATCGCTGAGGCTATTGACCAAGTGCTTACTAGTGCAAGAGATCGTGGAACGCTGAGAGTCGGTTAATAATGACATGGCTTCCAGAATGGCGAGTAACAGTAGGTGATGATGTATATACGACTGTCACCTCTGTTTCCTTTGCATCTGGTCGATTAGACATAGATCGCCAGCCTACTGCTGGCTATTGTCAAGTTCAGATAGTCAATGCAGATAACTCACCCTTTACTATCAACGTCACTGAGCCAATCCTTCTAGAGCTTAAGAACTCTAGCGGTACTTATGTCACTGTATTTGGTGGCGAAGTATCAGACTTTAGTATTGGGGTCAGAAGCCCAGAAGAATCCGGCTATGTGACTACTGGCACAATTCTTGGCATTGGCGCACTGGCTAAATTGACTAAGGCAGTATTTAACACAGCACTTGCAGAAGGCTTAGATGGCGCACAGATAGCAGAGATCCTAGGTAGTGCTCTTAATCTTTCATGGGCAGAAGTTACCCCTACAGTTACATGGGATACCTATCCAGCGACAGTCACATGGGCAGATGCTGAGTCTTACATTGGGACTATTGACACTGGCTTCTACACAATGATTAACCTAGCAGCTAGTGCCACGACTAAGAGCCAGACCCTAGTAGATCAAATAGCGACTAGCGCACTAGGACAAATTTATGAGGAAAAGGACGGCGATGTCTCTTATGACGATGCAGACCATCGCTCCAATTACTTGGCTGCTAATGGCTTTACTAACCTTGATGGATCTTATGCAACTCCCAGCAGTATCCAATCTCAGACTCAGATCGCTCGTATCCGCAACAGTCTTATCTATAAGTACGCTGCTGGCTACGCCTCGACCTACAGTGTGTCTGATAGCGACTCTATAGCCTCTTACGGACTCTTTGAAAAGTCGGCTGAGTCAAACATTAAGAGCCTGTTAGACATCACTGATATCGCCTCCAGAGAGTTAAACCTACGCAAAAACCCTAGAGGCTCACTAGGAGCAATCCGTTTCAGATTAGATAATCCAGACATGCCGAGCGCGATGCTTGACAGCCTAATCGGTATCTTCTTTGGTCAGCCAGTGCTTATCACTAACCTGCCTAGCAATCTTCTTGATGGAACCTTTGATGGCTTTGTTGAGAATGTCGCACTTAACGCCACCCCTACTTATGTGGACATAACCCTTTATGTCTCAGCTACAGACTTCTCACTATCTACTACACAATGGGAAACAATATTGCCAGCCTCACTGATCTGGACTGGCGTAAATGCTACACTTACCTGGACTAACGCGACTGGAGCACTAACCTAATGGCAACTACAACTACAAACTTTGGCTTTGATGTACCTACAAGCTCAGACCTTGTGAAGAATGGTGCTACGGCTATCGCCTTGCTAGGACAAGACATTGACACAGAGTTCGCTGGTCTTACTGTCAATGCACAGACTGGCACTACTTACACAGCAGTCAAGGCAGATGGTCTTTATTCGATCTGCACAATGGACAATGCATCCGCTAACACTTTCCGCATCCCAACCGATGCGACTTATGACTTTCCGCTTGGCACAACTTTGCTTGTCTATCAGAAAGGTGCTGGAATAACTACTATTAACGCTGTTACCTCTGGTACGACAACTGTAGTAAGCGCAGGTGCAACCCTTGCTGCTCCAGTTCTTGCTCGTTACAAGTCAGCAGCTTGCATAAAGATTGCTGCTAACTCTTGGATCGTAGTAGGTGGCATTGCATAATGTTTAGTCCTTTAATTGGAATCATTGCATCTAGCCAAATAAGTGCAGTTCCTTTCACAGCTAACTTTTTAGTTGTTGCAGGCGGTGCAGGTGGCGGTGAAAATCAAGGTGGCGGTGGCGGTGCTGGCGGTTTAAGAACTTCTTATAGTTCTTCTGGCGGTGGCGGAAGTGCTGAGTCTGCTTTAACTTTAGCAACTTCCACAAATTACACTGTGACTGTTGGTGCAGGTGGATCTAGAAGCCAACCTGGAGCCAATGGTTCTAACTCTGTTTTTTCTACAATAACATCTACAGGTGGCGGTGGCGGTGCAGGCTTTGACGACACTGGTAAAAATGGTGGAACTGGCGGTGGCGGTTCTTCAGGAACATCTGCAAAAGCAGGTGGAACTGGAACAACAAATCAAGGTTATGCTGGCGGATCTGGTTACTTCTTTGGAACATACGACTATCGAAACGCCACAGGTGGCGGTGGCGGTGCTGGTTCAGTAGGTGCTGCAGGTGCTAATTTAATCAGCGGTAATGGTGGTACAGGTGTTTCATCTTCAATAAGTGGATCTTCTGTTACTTATGCTTCTGGTGGCGGTGGCGGTTTCTATGATATTGCTGGCACTGCTGGCACTGCTTTTGCTGGCGGTGGAGCAAATGGATCTCTAGCAAGCACAGCAGCAAATAACGCAACTGCAAATACTGGCGGTGGCGGTGGCGGTGGCGGTAATTTTGGCAGCAATGGTTTTGCATCAAATGGTGGCTCTGGAATTGTTATTGTTCGCTATCCAAACACACAAACAATTACAGTAGGTGGCGGATTGACATCTTCGACTACTACCTCTGGAAGCGATAAGATCACTACATTTACAGCTGGTACAGGGACAGTGAGTTTTACATAATGGCACACTACGCATTCTTAGATAAAAATAATATTGTTACTGAGGTTATTACAGGCATTGATGAAACAGAAACAATAGAAGGATTGGATCCTGAAACATGGTATGGAAACTTTAGAGGTCAAGTCTGCAAGCGTACAAGTTACAATAACCGCATACGCGGCACATACGCAGGCGTGGGATTTACTTACGATCCTGTCCTTGACATCTTTATTGCGCCAGAGGTGAACCATGAAGCCGCAGTTAAGTAAAGCAGCGATCCAACTTAGGGAACAGTTTGATGATTCATTCCCAGATCGTGACCGCACATCGGATGGCTGGATCGGTGATACCCGACACGCTGCTCGCAAGTCTGATCATAATCCAGATGAGCAAGGCTGGGTACGTGCCGTTGATATCGACCGTGACCTACATAAGGGATCGAAACCAGACATCATGGGCGATCTTGCAGATCAGCTTCGGCTCTTATCAAAGTCAAAGGCAGACAAGCGTATTACTTACATCATCTTTGATGGACTTATCTGTTCCCAAATCCTTAATTGGAAGTGGAGACCGTACACAGGGGCTAACAAACACACTAAGCACATGCATGTCAGCTTTACGAAAAAGGCTGATAATGATGGGGCTTTTTTTCAGATACCTATGTTAGGAGCAAGTAATGAATGAACTAAAGACAGCAGCAGGATCATGGGCGAGAGCCTTCCTTGTAGCAGTTATCTCAATGGCAGCAGCAGGGGTCACAGATCCTAAGGCACTTATCGCAGCTGGTGTTGCATCTATCTTGCCTCCAGTATTGCGTTACCTCAATGTCAATGATCCTGCACTGGGCATGAAGAAGTGACACAAACCGACTTCTTTACTCTTTACCTTGCCACACTAGCTACGCTAGGTGGTCTATCCGGCTTTGTCATAACACATCTGTTGTCTGAAATTAAAAGACTAAATGGGCGTGTTGATGAGATTTATAACCTACTCCTAGACCGATAATTTACTATGGCAAGAAAAGCGACAAAAGCACTAGAGGAGCAGGGTTACTCTAAGTTAGATGCTTATTGCATTGGGCTTTATGAATACTTTTGCAGCCTTAAAAGAGCAGGCTTTAAAGAAGATATAGCCATGTTCATGATCACTGAGCCTCAGTCGTACCCTGGTTGGATCTTGCCAGACCCAGTCGATCCAGAGAAGTTCGGCGATTATGAAGATGAGGACGATGATTAAAAAACGCTATCTGGTTATCTCGGATCTACAGATCCCCTATCACCACGAGCAAGCCGTTAAAAATCTAATCAAGTTAGTAAAGCGTGAGAAGTTTGACCTTGTGTTAAACACAGGTGACGAGCTAGATATGCAGTCACAAAGTAAGTGGGCACAGGGCACTAAATTGGAGTGGGAGGGAACATTAGATGCTGACAGAAGCCTTGCTCAGAATATTCTCTATGACCTCGGCACAACAGATGTCACTCGCAGCAATCACACAGACAGGCTCTACCATACGTTATTACGAGCACCTAGCCTCATTGGGTTGCCAGAGCTTGAGTACGCCAAGTTTATGGACTTCGCCGGACTCGGCATCCGATTCCACAAAAAGCCCTTTGAGTTCCATAAAGGCTGGGTTCTAGTTCATGGTGATGAAGGATCTATGAACAACAACGCTGGACTTACTGCCCTTGGTCTAGCACGTAAGTTTGGTAAGTCTGTAGTTTGTGGACACACTCACAGGGCAGGCATCAGTGCCTTCACAGAGGGCATAGGAGCCTCATACAGGACTTTGTGGGGCTTAGAGGCAGGAAATGTCATGGACAAGAAGAAAGCCTCTTATCTTAAGGCTGGCAGTGCTAATTGGCAGATGTCTGTGGCAGTCATAGAAACGCATGCAGATCGTGTTAGCCCTATGCTTGTGCCTATTAACAAGGACGGATCGTTCACGCTTTACGGGAAGTTATACGCCTAAATCCGTTATCAAATCGTTATGCAAATATGCACGATTATGTCGTGTCGGTGTGTCACACTAATATCGTAAGCCAGTCGAGGGCACTGGTTACAGATAGGTACACAAATGCAATTACCGATAATCTTAATCTTATTAGCTGCTAACGTGCTTTGGTACGTAGTTGGCTGGTCTCAAGGCTTTAACGAGGGTAAG